GATGCAAAAAAAGGAAATGGAAGAAAGCTACATCTATCCCTACTACATGTTAGCACTTCACATCGCAGAAGCCGCTGACGAAGGCTTTGTCAAGAGTCCTCTAGCAAAGAAGGCTGCTGCTACCTCAGGCGCAGAGCGTGTTAGTGATTTAAAGAAGCCAGGAACTAAGATGACCTCTCATGTAAAGCGTATTGCAAGACAAGGTAATGAGATTGTCTCCAAGAAGGTTGGTGCAAAAACCAATGTAAAAACTGCCGCTGCTCTACAAATTGGTCAAAGAGCAGAAAGAGCTAAAAACCGCAAGGCAGGTATCGGTCTCCCCAGAGAAACCCCTGACATTGCCAGGGCAGACGCCGCTCTAGATAAGAAGAAGATGGCTGGACCTGAAGGATGAGCAACAAGAACTACAAGGTAACTACGAAGCTCCCTCAGCTTCCCGATTTGGATGAAGGTGAAGGGCTTCTGAACCTATTTGATCAGGACAATCCTGACATCAATTTGTTCAACCTTGTAGATGACGAGATGATTCGTCTCGCTGGTTCTAAGTTTTTATTCTACAAATAATACCAGACTGATGAGTACGATGAAGTATATATGGAGTCGAAGACTAAACCAATTTCTAAGACTCCTATTACTGTTCATGGTCACTACGACCCAGTAGCCATGAGCGAGGAGCTTACTCAGTTTGGTATCGAGCTTACCAACGATCAGCTTTTCACATTTAACAAGAGCTATATCGAGCGTAAGTTAGGCAGATCTGTGATCCCTGGTGATGTGATCAAGCCCATGTTCCAAGAGCAGAAGTACGAGATCTTTGAGGTGGTTGAGGATAGCTTCGAAGCCTACGGTGTATACCATTTGGTATGTTCTGCCAAACTCCTCCGCGATTCTGAAACGATTCAGGACACCCCACTTACCAAGGTCAGCGATGATGTTGGAGGGTATGCAGGTATAGATGACTGAATTTTACTACACAGATAATAGCGGGCTAAATGTAACTTGGGATGCATCGTCGGCTGAGAGTAGGAGCCGTAGGTGGCCTACTAGAGAGGGAGATGTTCGTGCAAAGATCTTTAAGATGACACAAGCGAAGTCTAACATCTCTTTCATTTATCGTGAGTCGCTCAGATCAATGATCGCAGCTTTCAACGATATCGGGCACTTCGACTCTGAAGATAAGTTTACAGAAGTGAAGTGCATTCATGGTAATGCAGAGCGTGCCGTAGCTAAACTAAAGCAAGAGAATAGCATTATTTTACCCATGCTTTCTATATCTCAAACCATCTCTAATAATGATGATGACAGAAGAAGATATGAAAGCGTTCTCGTTCATGAAAAGTATTGGGATGAAGACAAGGGTAGGGCCGTTCGCATACTAAGCCTAGCACCTCGACCTGTCAATGTTAACTACCAGCTAAACATCTGGTGCAAATACATGTCAGACATGGATCAAATACTGGAGCAAGTTCGTCTCAAGTTCAACCCAGAGATGAATGTTCCTACAGAATACTCAACCTTGGCAAAAGCGTTTCTCGAATCTGAGGAGGCAGTAGGCACAATGACTGCTAATGACAAGGATGATAGGATTATTAAGAAGCAAATGAATATCACTCTGAGAACCTACATTCCTAGTCCAAAGTTTCTCGTCACTTCTACAGGCGAGATTGAAGAGTTTAAGATACAAACTGGTTAATGCCTAAGCCTTCTAACGCACAGGCCCCTGCCACCTGCGGAGATGTACAGACAGGTAGCACTAGGGTATTTTTTGAAGGCAAGGGTGCCTCAAGAGTTGAGGTCGATCTTGCTGTCGGATTAATTATTGGGCCTGGATCTCAAAATGTTTTCGTAGAGGGAAAGAAGTTATCTCTAGAAGGAGATGCAGTAGCGGGTCACGGATTATCCCCTCACTCTGCTCCAGTTACGACATCAACTCTTACTAAAGTAAATGTAGGAACAGGATTCTTAGGGGATGTTGATCCCGAAACTGGAGAATCTATCTCTACAGGAGACGCTCCCAAGCCTGATCTTATTCTTACTAGTTTTACTACAAACTACGGTAGTGGTGAGGTTACTGTGTTTGCCTCTGGAACAGGCCAGTATCCTCCAACGAATATGACAAATGCATATTGGTATTGTAATGAAGATACTGGTGTTGGGGTTACTATACCTCCTCCCCCTCCAAATATTACTTATAGCTACTCAGTAAAGAACAATGGTCAAGACACTTCTCAACCATTTGATGTTGGATTCTGGCGCTTTACAGATGTTACAAACGCACCTGATGTAGCCATCCTTACAGTCCAAGCAGCAGAGCTTTATCCCGATGCTCAATTAGTGGGCACCCAAAGCGTACAGGCGCTACCCCCAGGAGGAACTTTTAATGGTACATTTGTATTCCCACAAACTTATACTACTTCAATAGGCGAGTATGTATTTGGTGTGTATCCTGATGTCTACCAGACAGTTACAGAGCCTAATGAACAAAACTCTGCTCCCACAATACGGGTTGTAGTTTCTAATAGTTGTGGGTAAAAAAGTTTCATAAACAGTAGTTTAGTATAGTACATAATAAAGAGAGGATTAGTTATGAAGGTAGTAAAGAACGATTGTATGCAAGCCATTGTTGTTTTCTTTAACACTGAAACGGGGTGCTTAGAAAAAAACATGAAGCCTGGGGAGACCATCGTGGTTCCCGAGGGCTACATTACTGAACAGATCAAAACCCTGCATCGTCGCAGGATTTTTAAAATCTCTAATGCGTGAGGACTAAGTTATGCCTAATTATGTGAGCCCTGGTGTTTACACCATTGAAAAAGACATCTCAGATTTCGCTCCCTCGATTAATACCTCAATCGTGGGTATCGTTGGTTTTGCCTCTAAGGGTCCAACTAACAAAGCTACTCTGATTACAGATCAAAACAAGCTTGTAAAGACTTTCGGTAATCCTAGCGAGGATATTGAAGGTCAGGGGCTCGAAGGTGCGTTAGAGATTCTTGAAACTACTAACTCACTGTACTTTGTTCGTGCTGCAAATGATAATGCAGCCGATGCTTCTGCCGTAATGACGCTCGGAAGTTGCCCAACCATCCTTGTTTCAGGAGTTTCGAACAAAGAGGATTATAGAAAAGGCATTGGTGCCTCGCAGGTTGATTACGATGTCACTCTAAGAGTTCAGGTCTATGACCATAACAATGTTGCTAAGTTCACTAACAACGGCGGTGCTGGAAAAGACTTTACTATCTTAAGAAATTCTGCTGGAACTCAAGGAGAGGCACTTAGAAAAGTTATTGGGGGTGGCTTAGACGCAGATCAGGCTGGTATTTTCCGTGGAACAGCATTAGCTGATGGCCTAGATTTATCTGGTGCTCTTGTTGGGGCTTACGCTGGTTCAGGCGCTTCTATTTCAGTTTCCGCTTGCACTGGAACTACTTTTAGTGAAGCCAACGGCTTTAACTGCCTCATGCCTGTTACTCACGCAAGCTCTACTGGAGCCGCTTTTGGAGCTTCAGGTCTTTTACTATCATCCATCAAAGCTTTCGGTTCTACACTTTCATCAACAGCATCAGACGGATCATCTACTGCCTATCTGATTGAAAGTCTTCACCCTGGTAAGGGCTATAACGGAGGAACAAAGACTAATGGCGATACTAGTGGAAACTCAATCACCATTGGAGGTTTAGGTTCACAAAACTTTAGTGTTATCGTAAACCAAGATGGAGTTGCAGAAGAAACCTTCAAAGCTAGTTTTGTTGGTTCTGGAGTTTTCCTAGAGAATGTAATTAATACAGGAGAAACTGACACCACATCGGATATTATCAAAGGTAATCTAACTAAAGATAAGGCAGACGCAACCGTAACTGAGCTAACAGACTTTACTGGAGAAGCAACGACCCTATTCGGGGGTGGGCAGTTCGCAGTAGTTCAACAAAGACTTCCAGATTCTGTTACTAATGGTGTTGGAACTGCTGATACTTATAGCCTCGGTTCTGAGGGAGGCGGTCGTTTCCTCAAGCTTATTGAAACCGCTAGTAAGAATCTAACTGGTGGAACCAACGGAGATGATTCAGATCAAGCAACTGCTCTAATTGGTGACGCTACCCAAGATCCCAAGACTGGTATGCAAGCTCTTGATGATCCTCTTCTAAACATCGGCATCGCTCTTGTGCCTGGAGTTTACACTGAGAGTGTTCAAAATGCTCTGGTTACTCTTGCTGAGACTACACAAAACTTCCTGGCTCTGCTTGCTCCACCTTACGCAATCGGAACTGTTCAGGATGCAATTGACTGGTCAAACGGCAAGTCTTCCAGCACCGCTGGCTCTAGAACTTCTGCAATCAATAGCTCCTACGCTGCTCTCTACTGGCCCCATGTTAAAGTCTTCTCCATCTTTGATGGCAAGGATCGCTTCCTAGATCCTTCTATCTTCGGTGCAAGACAAATGGCCTTCACTGATGCAGTTGCTGATAGCTGGTTTGCTCCTGCTGGTTTCCGCAGAGGTCGCCTAACTAAGCCAACCGAAACTGAGGTCAAGCTCAACCAAGGTGATAGAGACAGCCTTTACAGCGGTGGTAATGTTGTCAACCCAATCGTCAACTTTCCACAGCAGGGCATCACTATCTTCGGCCAAAGAACCACCCAGCGTGCTCCCACGGCTCTTGACCGTATTAATGTTCGCAGACTGATGATCTACATTCGCAAGATCATTCTCCTCTCCACTCAGAGGTTTGTCTTCGAGCCTAACGATGAGTTCACCTGGGCACAAATCGAAGGTGTTCTTAACCCCTTCCTTGATGACATTCGCAGACGCAGAGGCATCACCGAGTTCCGTGTTGTCTGTGACGAGACTGTGAATACTCCAATCAGAGTTGATCGTAATGAACTCTGGACCAAGGTTCTTATCAAGCCAACCAAGACTGCTGAGATCCTCATCTTTGAAATTAACCTGACCAACCAGTCGGCTCAGTTAGGTTCCCTCTAAGGAGATAAATAATGGCAACATCTTACTACAAGAATAAATATGGCAGAGACTTCACCCCTGGGCAGGGTCTGCCTACCGTATCAACTGACCTTGATTCGGTTCGGGCCTATCAGTTTGAAGTTCACTTCTTCGGTCTTCCTGAGGATATTACTAACCAAACTGATCTTACCCTAGCTGCTAAGAAGGTCGGTGGTCTTGAGATGAAGAACGAGACTATCACTATTGATCGTGTCAACGATAAGCTTCACTACCCAGGCAAGACCACTCCTGGCGAGCTTACCATCGACTTCGACAACCTGTACCTTCGTGAGACCGCCTCTGATCTTTACCGCTTCTTCCGTCACACCTATGATCCCATCACTGGTGAGATGACTAAGAGCGCCCAGCCAGGAGGTACTACTGGACAGAGCTTTAAGGCTGATAAGGTGGAGATTGTCATGCTTGACAACACCCTAACTCCTCACTCTACGATTGAGCTTTATGGTGTTTATCCCATTTCATGGTCTGCCTCTGAGTTCAACTACTCACAAAACCAGTTCCACCAGTTGACTGTAAACTTCAAGTACGACTTCATGAATGTTTACAACTACTCCAACCCCTCCTGATAGAGTTGGTTGATAACTCTTAAGGCTCAGTCTGTACCTACATTCAGACTGAGCCTTTTCTCGCTTGGCTATAATATATCATGGATTACCTTTCAGAGTTATTAGAGAGCTACAGTAAGCTCAAAAAGAGAACATTCAAGCTGACATATATTTGCGAGCAGGATGATCCTAAGGCAGAATCTGCTTTGATAGCCATACTAAAGAACGCTCCAGCTACCCCAGGCTATGAGCAAAGTATTGAAGATCCAAATTATCCTGGCTTAAAAAGTTTTAAATATAGACAAACTAAGGACGGAGGGGTTTCGGTAAAACCACCTAGTCCTGATATCCCACAAGCCACAGTGTTGGATGCTAATGGAGCCCGAGCAAAAGTAAAACAAAACGGAAAACCAAACACTGCTGGCGATACCGTGTGGGAGATGATGTTTAAAGCCATGGCGGGCGAGGGAGAAGAACCCCCTGCATCAGATAAGGTTGGAGATAACATAGAGGATCAAGAGCAACAGGCAGAGGCCGAAAGACTATCCAAGCTTGCACAGCCAGGAGGTGCGTTTGAGGAACGCGGATATAATTTAGATCAAATCAGCCCTGCTTTAGACTCAATTGATAATAGTATTAGAACTGTTCAATCTGCTTGCGAGCAGTATGATCCCAAGAGCCAACCCAAGTATTGTAAAAACCCTGGAGTTTATTTAACAGGAGCCAGTAATGCTGGCTTTGCACACAAGCTTTCAGCGGGTAAGGTAGTTCAGGTCAACCCAGAGACAGGTCAGAAGACAGGCGAAGGTCAGATGGAGCCTGGACTACTTAACTCTGTAGCTCAATCCCACGATGCCCTTATGGACTTCCTTGGAGGCGAAGGGGATTGTGATACTATCACCCAGAAGATTGGTTTTT